GAGGATTTTAAATGATTTGTAACAAAAAAAGGATAGCATTATGGAACAAATAGGAAATATAATACAACGTCAAAAGTTAGCACCTACTGATGCTCCAAAAACAATACAAAATGTTAGTCAAAATATTGCAACAGCTTTATTAGAGTTTCACAAAACTAATCCTCATGCTTTTGAGGACAAAAGAAATCCACATTTTAAAAACCAATATGCTTCATTGGAAAGTGTTATTAAGACTGTCAGAACGGCAAGTCAATTTGGCTTAACTTTCACACAAGAAATGGATTTTGAAGGTGATGTAACCTTTGTTAGAACTGTAATGATGCACTCATCAGGCGATACAAGGGTTAGCCGTACTAAGATTGTATCTAAAGACCCTAACGATCCACAAAAGCAAGGGTCAGCTATTAGTTATGCAAAACGATATGGATTGCAAAGTATTTTTGGACTGCCATCTGACGATGATGATGGTGAGATTGCTAATAAAGATGGCAAACCACCTAATGACCCTTTAGTAGAAGCGATCAAAAATGCTCAATCTATAAAACAATTAAATCAGATATATAAAAGTAACCAACCTTTTAACGATAAAAATTTAGAAATAATAAAAGCTAAAAGAGGAGAATTAGAACAATGAATACTTGTACATTTGTAGGTGGTTTGCCACGAGATGCAGAATTAAGAGCAGTTGGAGACAATAAAGTCTGTAACTTTTCTATAGGATCAAATGTTGGCTTTGGCGATAACAAAAAAACATTATGGATTGAGTGTGGAGTTTGGGGCAAACGAGGTGAAGCACTTAACGATAACCTAAAAAAAGGTCAACAAGTCGTTGTCTCTGGTGAACTACAAACTAAAGAATACCAGGACAAAGAGGGTCAAACTAAAACAACATTATACTTGAATGTTCAAAGTTTAGCTTTTGGTTCTGCTCCTAAAAATGCTGATGATGAAATACCATTTTAGGTGACGTTCAGTAAAGATCATAATGTCTATGTCATTCCCATAGCTAACTTCTTAAAAGTTTGCATAGATAAACAAACGATAGCAATACCAATGAGTAAAGAAGATTATGGAAACTTTGCTTGGGAAGTGATGCAGAGATGGAGAGAAAGTAGTGACAAGGTTAGGCTTGAAGATATTAAAATTCACGAAAAATTATATAAAGAAGAATGAACTGCCACCAACATATAAAGAAATAATGGCAGCAGTTGAAAGTAAATCTCGCTGTGCAGTAGGATATGCAGTCGATAGATTAGAAGAAGAACAACTAATTAAAAGAATACCTGGTCGTGCTAGAAATATATGGCCTGTTTAACTATATAAACTTGCTTCTATTACATCACCAATATCATTATCGTCAGCTTCTATTAGGTGACCATATATTTCCATAGTGGTTGCTAAATCTTTATGCCCTAACTGTTTAGGAATCCACTTAAAAGACTTCTTTTCTTTCATAGCTACCTCAATAATAATACTAGCATAATAATGTCTTAGAGCATGGACACAACCTTTCCATTCAGATTGTTTGCCTATAACCTTGAGTGCCTTTTTGATACCACCCTTTACTAAACCTCCATGTGTTCGTGGACTGTTCTTAATCTTAGAACTAGGAAATAGCCAATCGCCACCATTAAGACCTATAATATAGGCTTTTATTCTTTCTACTGACTTAGCACCTATATAAACAAATCGTTCTTGCTCACCATTTTTTAGTTCATTGTATTTTATGCCATATTTAGTTTGCACTCTTGTAATCATAACAAATGGCTTTGGTGAATTAAAAAAGAAGTCACTAGCTTTTAATGGGCTAACCTCACTTGATCTAAGACCTAATGAGCATAGGTGAGTATATAAAGCATTATCTGGGTTGCAATACTTGTCTACTGCATTTAACACTTCCCTAGCTAGTTCTTTATTAGGACACCATACTTGTTTCTTAGGTCTGCTAATTTTAGCCTTTTTGCTTTCAGATGGGTTAATGTCAAAGTGCTTTCTGTTTTCATTATATATGTAAGTAATAGCACCTTTAAACACACTATAAATATGGACAATAGTTGTAGCTGAAACATTGTGTTTAGTTCTTTTAAGTCCCTTTAATATTTTATCCATCATGTGATCGTCTAGGTCTACTATTTTGTAATCAATAAGAGGTTTGTCATCGACCATAAAAGGTGAATGTTCATCTGCTAAATGATTGTTAATATAACCTTTGTAATTATTATAGCTTGTAGGTGCTACATTTTGCTTTGCATAAGGCAAGAAGCTATCAAAGGCATCTTTAACAGTTAACTTACTTTTAGATGTTACCTCTGAAAATTTACCTAGTTGCATTAGCTTTTCTGTTAAGGCTTCTTCAGTTGTAGCTGATGCTATTTTCTTACCATTCTTTCTAAGGTAATAATAATTATTAGCCTTATCATAGGAGTATTTAACTGACATTATCTTGCCCCCCTTAAAATACATTTAGATATAAATTCAGCAACTAATTCTGTGTTGCTAGACATTTCATCTAGCATTTGATCTTTGTTGAATAGAACTGCCTGACACATTTGATCGAATACAATCTGACCAATAGTTGTGTTATATATATAGTTAAAGTCTTGTTTAAGCATCATAGTCTCCTAACCAGTTTCGCTTATTAATAAGTATAATATATGCGTTATCGCATACTATTACAAGTAAAAAAAGACACTTTTTAGAAAATAACCTGTCACACTCAAAGGCATAACCTGTCACCCTCTGAAAAATCTACAAGACACTTACAAGACACTTTTATGCTTTTTGGGGGTAATTTTGACCTAATTTTTAAGTACGAGTTAAGTACCAAATAGGTACACATTAGGTAAGGGTGTTTTAAAATAGGTATTGTTTTCAATGAGTTGTTGGCTAAGTCATTGTAATTATTACCACTATCCAAATGTAGGAAAGTGGTGAGCGCGACAGGATTCGAACCTGTTAACTTGGCTTGTAAGCCATTGAAAACACTTGATTTATTTTTACCACAAGACAGCACAAGACATTCCTTTGTGTTTTTTCTTACTGTGGCTATTATAATTTATATCTACAAGACAGGTCAAATTATTTAACAAGACACTTTCTTACCTGTCACCCTATGCTCTTGTCTTCTTAACTTTCTTTGCAGTCTTAGCAGCTAACTTAAATGATTTTGCAGTTGGTGACCCTTTTGATCCAACCTTACGCATCTTCTCTGGTGTTTTACCTGCTGCTTTTTGTTTCTTGATTCTAGCCCTTTTTTTATGAATATTGGCATATAATCCAGGTCGCATTACCATTACATTCTCCTTGCTTTGGCTTGTGCCGTTTTAGATAGTTCTCTCATGTGAAATAATGGCTTAGATGTTTTGGTGTGGGTTTTACCTGTATGCAATGTACCATTGGCCATCTTGTGCATACTACCATTATGAACAGTACCATTACGCAAATAATGTTTTACACCTTTCATTTCTTCATGCCCTTTTTAATCTTTTTAACAGGCTTTTTTTTCTTAACTGGTTTGGTTTTAGAACCATAGCTTTTGCCATACATAGATATTCTCCTTAACATTTCCATTTTCTTAGGGCTTTATTTATCCTTGAATTAGGGTCTTTTGCTGTCTTAGAACTAGTCAGCTTTTTCTTCATGCCACCCATTCTCGCACAAAAACTTGCTCGTCTTTTAGCTGCTTTACTGCCTGGTTTAACTTTGCCTGTAACTGGTCTTTTAAGATTCATGCCTTGTGACTTGGCATACTTACGACCTGCTTCTGATAAACCACCAGACTTAGACTTATGCTTTGCTTTAAATTGAACCATGTAATGATCTCATGCGTTTGACTAAACGACCTGCTCTATTGGGAACTTGTTCATACCATTTGGAATCAATCATCTCATCGGCTGCCTTGTTCCAATCTCTAGCATCTACACCTGCTTTCATGCCACGAAACTTAGACAGTCTTGTGTAACCCATATTAAATATCATGTTGGCTATTATTAATTGTGCATCCTCTGGCAAATATTCAAAGTCCTCATAAAGTCTTTCACAATCTTTAATGACATTGCCAACATCTTTTTCAAAACATTCCTTTACACGATCATCTGTAATTTCTGTGCCAACATCTTTACTATATTCTTCATCCCATTCAGTAATTAAATGACCTATGCCCAAAGTGGGAAAGCCTAAATGATCTAAATAGATTTCATGCTTACAACCCTCGTCTAACTCTAATTCTTTTCGTAACTGCTCTATGTTCATTGCTTTTTCCCAAAAAACTTTGTTGCTGATCTGACGGCAAAACTACTGCTTACAATTATTCCTAAAGTGTATTGATAATACTCTGGCATAGCTTCTAAGGCTGTAAATCCATCGGCTACTATTTGTCTGCCCCAATCACCACAGAAGGCTAAGATCAATGGAATACTAAACAGTAGTGTTAACCACTCATCTTTGAGGCTCTGTGTAGAACCCTTTGCCATTAGCTTTTCCCATTCAGCAGCAGATGTAGCTGAACTAACCATTACCTTTGCTTCTGCTTCAGCCTTTGCTTTAGCAACAGCAGATTTACCCTCTTGCTCTACTTTCTTCTTATCCATCCAACTTGTAAAAAGTGAACTAACAGGCCCTATTAACGCTGTGAGCATTTACATTCCTTCCCTTTAAATCGGCTATCTATCCAGACCTTGCCGTAGTAAAGAATAAACAACCAAAAGGTAAACAAAGCACCTTCTATGTAACTAAGATCATTCCAGGCATCTAAGACCATGCTTTCCATTACTTAGTCTCCTTCTTCTTTGCTATCTGATTAAAACCAATGAAACTGCCAATAACACCCATGTTACTAAGCACCCATATTTCAGCTATGCCTGACAAGTGATCTATACGTTCCATTGGTATTAGTGGTGTCATAAGAACAACTATAAAGACTGTTACTGATAGAGCAGAAAACCACACTAGGTATCTTTGTTGATCTTGTTTCTTATCTTCATTTTCTAGCAGCACTAGCTTCTGCTTCATCTCAAATTCTTGGTCAGAAACAACACCATCACCATCGGCATCCAAATGTGCATACATAGAGTCTACTTGTAGTCTTTTCTGGGTCATTGCATGAGTTGGTTAAGAATGTTTGGTGTATCTAAGTCAGTAGAACTAGTGCCAACTTGAC